CGCGCCACAAGCGGCCCGCGACCGGGTCGTAGATGTTGACGTAGTTCTTGTTGTCGTCCTTTTCCAGTTCCAGCGCCTCGGCGTTGGCCGGATGCAGCATAATGCCGGTCACTTCGTAGAATTCGAGTTCCACGTCGGTGATGGCGCGGCGCAGCGCGTCGGCTTTCGTGTCAGTCGCCAGACCGCCACGGTCGCCGGTGCTTTGCTGCGTGCGCGTCTGAATGCCGGATGTGTTCAGGATGCCGGTGAAGGAACCGCTTGAACCGTCCCCGGCCACGATCTGGTCTTCCAACGTCTTGCGCACCATGTAGGTCAGCTCTTCGTTGATCAGGCTGCGCAGTTGCGGCGCATCGGCCAGAATATTGCGCGACGCCACGACATAGGTCGGGATCGTCTTTACGGACGCCGTGAGCAGCTCAAAAGCGAGCGCGCTCTTCGGCTTGAGGTTGAAGTCCCCGCCGTCGGTGTCGTATTCAGCGACAACGGCCGCATTGTTCGTGCGCGAAACCTGACGCGCATATTCCACGGCATTGCTGCCGGTTTGGGCCACGGTGATCAGGTCCATGATCGAGCGCGGGCGCTGCGGCAAGCCGACAAGCTCGGTGTCGTACATCGCCTCAACCAACGCGCCACCGGCACCGGCCGTCACGCCATGCAAATCCTTGACTTGCACGCGGTCCATGCGCTCGGCTCCGGGCTGGCTGGCAATCTCAAACTGCTTGGACTCGACAACGATGTCGCCCCACGTCTTGCGCACAGGACGAGCCGCGCCTTCGCGGGTTTGACGGCCGTTAACCGGCATGTTGACAAACTCTTCCAGCGCCTTCACGTCCTGTTCCTGCTCGATTTCAGCCTTCAATACCTTGGCGTCATCGATCATCTTTTGCAGGTTGTTGCGGTCCTCTTGCGGGACCTCTTTACCGGCTTCGTACAGTGCTTCCATTTCGGCGCGCTTCGCTTTCGCGTCAGCGGCCAGCTTTGCAAGGGTTGCTTGCTTATTCATGTCTAGCTCCCTTCCCCGGCTCCCCAGCCAGAGATGTTCAAATGTCTAACAACAACAAATCAAGCTCCGAAAACATCAGGGTGAGTGGTTGCTCTTCGGCTCCGGCTCGGCTCTTGTCTGTTTCTTTTGCTTCGTTACCATCGGTCGCGGGCACATGCCCGTCTTCACCGGCGGGCGCTTCTTTCAGCCCGCCACACACGGCGCAGGTACACATCACCGGCTCGCTTTTGCCTTCCGGCTCCGGCACGGCCGTTTCGTCAGCGACAGCCGTCTGCGCGTCAGCAGCAGGCGTGGCGGCGTCCGCGTCTTCTACATCGCTCTTGCCCGCGTCCGTTTCCGGCACCGGCTGCACCACGATCACGCCGTTGTCCTGCGCGTCTGTGTCTTCTTTGGTCTGTTTGTCGGCAGCGGCGGCCGTTGCCAGGTCGGCCAAGGCCCGCTTGCCCTCGTCGTCGCTTTCCCCGTCACCGTCCATGAGCTTGACTGTCGTCGCGCCCAGCTCGTAAGCCAGCACGCCGATTTTGTTGATGCGCTCAAGGTCGGCGGCGGCATTGCGCTGCCCTGCCTTCATCGACGTGAGCCAGTTGTCAAGCTGGCCCAGCAGCGATTCCAACGGAATGGACGGCCTCGATTTGGAGATGGACGTGGCCGGATTGGCCCCCCAGAGCACGTCCGACGTTTCCCAGAGGCGAATTTCTTTCAGGTGGCGGATGAAGCCGTCCTCTTCCGTTTCCTCAAACTCAAAACGAATGGCGTCGTACCCGAACGACATTTCCAGCGGTGAACCGGCCTTAATCAGCGAAAGCACCTCACTGGCGCGTTCGCTTTCGATGTACTCGCGCGTGACCGTCGCGCCCCCCGACGCTTCCGGCCACTTGGCTTGCACAATCTCCGGCAGCTCCCCGCGCGAGATTTCGCCCAGATTGGAGACCACGGCCGTGGGCGGCGTCCAGAAGTTGTGCTGCCACAAATGCAGCACCTTCCCGCCCCGCTCGGCGATGGTCTTGGTGAACGAACCCGGCTCAACAACGTCCCGATAACTGTCCAGCACGCCAAACACGCTGAACACGCCGGTCACCTTACGGCCGTCGATGGACTTCACAAACGTCGGCGCTGTCTTGAACTCTTTCAGTCGCTCTGTCATTTGGCTTTGCTCCCTGAAAACAAAAAAGCCGCAACCGGTTTTGAGTCCGGTTGCGGCGAGTTTCTGCGTTTTCTCGTGCGTAGTGGTTAAATTAATTCTAAGTCAGTTTATAGTGGTTTCCAAAACATGTCAAGACACGGCCGTTTTCCAGTCACGTTGGCGCAGGCGGCGCTTTCTGCGCGAACGGGTGGTTTATGTCGCGGGCAGGGCGCACGGCCGTTTGTGGGGCATCATGCGCGGTCGGTTTGACGCGAAAACGGCCGGAAATGTGCCAAATGACAGTAAGAAGCCGCCCCGACGGGCAGGTGTATCGGGGCGGCGGTGGAGGGAAACGGCCGTGGGCGGGACACGAGCCGGTGATTATTCCTGCTTCTGGCCCGCTATCAGGAAGCGGCGAATCATTTCCAGCAGCGTGCGCGTGCCGTCCAAATCGTGCCATGCGCCGTGCCAATAGTAGCGGGTGACCATCGCTTTGGCGGCGTTGATGTCCTGCGCCGGATCGTCTACGTTATGCACGGCAACGAAAGCAATCGTGCGCACTTTGGAGTTATCGACAAGCCGTTCCAGCGCCAACTCCTGCCCACGCGGCAAAGCAGCATCTCTATGCTTCAACTCCCAGATCACGGCCGTCCTGTTCTGGAAGTCCAGATAGCCGTCGATGTCAGTCGGCGTGATGTTGTTGCCGAAGCGTAAGCCGCTAAAATCGACGATCTGTCGGCGGCGGTCACGATGCACGATCTTACCGCGCATAAAATACCAGCCCGAACCGCGCAAACTCGCGGGCAAACACGGCCGTTCTGTCACCAAAGTACATTAGCGCCTGCCCTTGCAGCGGCGTACCGTTGGCCCGTCCCTGCGCGTCAAGGAACCTGATCCGGCTGGAAGGGAAGCAGACGGCCGTACACCGTTCGGCCAGCACGCGGAACCAGGCCGTCTCCGTGGCGTTGTTCGTGAGCGTAATCGCCTGCCTCACGCGCCCGCCCTCTATCTCGGCCACGAGCTTGGCGCAGAAGTCGCCAATCTCCGGTTGGGAATACGGGGGATTAAGCCACACACGGCCGTGCCATTCACGCCGCAAGCCGTCGTAGTCTTCGTCAAAGTATACGCCTGCCTTCACCGTCTGGTTGGCGACGGCCGATGACGCCGGATCGGTGTCGATGCCGCCCATGACGGCGCGGGCGGCCGCTATGTACTCCGGTGGCGTATACCATTCGTTATTGCCGGAGTTGTTGGCGACGTGAACGTTCTGCGCAATGCGCAGTGCTCCGGCCGTGGTGACTTCATTACCCGCCTCTATTGTTTCCTCAATGTACGCTTCAAACTTTTCTTCCGGCAGCCGCGCTACGGTTTGCCAGCGGTTGGCTTGTTGGCGCGTGGTATCTGTGTCGGCAAGGGTTGCGGCGTAGGGGCTTTCGGTTTGTCCATCACTGGACGAACCGAAGCGAGTATGTCCCCCCTGCCCCCTCTCCAATCCGGCCAGCAACTCGCCCGCCTTCCTTTCGGCCCGTAACTTAATCGTGGCCGCGCTGTTTTGCGCCTCAAGCCCTAACTTGGCAGCGCGGGCATATTCAGCAGCAGCCGACGCGATGTCACGAACATATTTTATTTCGTCCAATGTTTCGGCTTCGGCCAGAGCACGAGCCGCGCCTTCGATTTTCTCTAGCTGGTTTGTCATTTACGGCCGTCTCTCCCTGAACCATTTCACCGGCAACATCAGCACGACATGCTCCCATGCCCGCGCAGGCCAGTAACCGAGCCACCACAGGCGCGTATCCTCAAGGCGGTTGGTGTACAGCAGCCTGAACAGCCAATCGGAGACATCGTATTGGCGCTGTTGCTCCGGGCTGGACAACTCATCAAAGAGCCGTTCGACTGTGCGCTGCAAATCCTTGATATGAGCCTGTAGCGCCTCGCCGGATAGCACACATTCGGCTTGCCAATCCCGCTTAAGCTCAGCAGGCAGCGCCGCGACACGGCCGTGTAGCTCCTGCTGCATGTCGTAGTATTCACCGGTTAGGAAGAAGTCGAAGTTCATTTTTTCCACAGCAGCCCCTTTTCCTGTATCGGATACCATGAGTTCTCAAACGTCTCGCGCTGCTCCGGCGCTCTCTTGTTAATTTCCACAGGAGCCACGAAGTCATACCAGTTAGTGCATGCGGCTACGGCTTCGTCGCTGTTCGTGAACAGGCCCATGAACTCCCACGGCAACACACCGTCGCCGCCGCACTCATCAGGTATCACGCGACCTACCAGCCACATGACGTCTGCCGGTTGCTGCACGTCGTCGATGGCGGTAACTTTCAGTTCCAGACGCACGCCGGGCACGGTTGGAAAGCTCAAGTCCGGTGAAGTCGCGTCCATCCCCTCTATCGGCGCTTCTACCGGCACATCAATATGCGTTTGGCGCGTCTCTACCTTGTACGAACGGCCCCATGCGTCACCCCACATTAGAAACAGATAGATCATCATGCCCTGCTTCGTGCCTGAGAGCTGTTTGGCAATATACATACGCTGCTCAGCGGGCGATAGGTCACTCGGAGCCGCAATCGTGCGCGTTATCGTTCCTGTTCTCATTGGTCACCTACTCCAGATTCCTAGTCACGTAAAACGCGACCGCTGCCACAATTATCAGAAAGACGCCCATGCCCAAAGAGCCAGCCGCGCTATTCAAGTCCCCTTGCCGGTAATACCAAACAGTTGAGCCGCCAGACAGAAAGGTCAACAACAGCAGCGCCGGAAGCGGCCTGCTGAACGTGCCGCGTTCAATCAGCCATAGCGCAAAAACGCCCAACGCCGTTGCTGCCACGCAGGCGGCAAATACAGTCAACGCTTTGCCTAGCAGCTCAATCACAGTTCTCCCCCTGCTCCGAGAATCTCCGCTTCAATTCTCTGCGCCATTTCTTTACAGAGAGCATTCGACATCGCGTCGCCGAGTGTTTGCCAGCGGAGGTATTCACGCTGACGCAGGTACGCTTCCCCAACCCAATCGAGAGTATTGTCATCATCCGGCACGGCCGTGCCCGGCAGCGGCGGATTGCTGTACCGCGCACCGACGATCCTGATATTGCGCGCGCCGCCATCTACCAGTTCGATATAGCCCGCTTCAACTAGCCGCTTGAGATAGACATGCACGCTGTTTGTGGAGGATAGGCCGACCGCGCTTGCGATCTCGCGCGAGCTTGGCGAACGGCCGTAGTTGTCGGCCGTGTATTCGTACAGAAAGCGCAGAATGTCGGCGCACCTGGTAGAGAGATCGGGAATGTCGGCGGAGCGAGTGTCTTTCCCGTTCACGCGCCACCCCGCTTCCAGGCCCGTTCGTTCTCGTTAAAGAGCCGTTCGACTGTGCGCTGCAAATCCTTGATATGAGCCTGTAGCGCCTCGTGCGTTGCCTGGCTGCCCGCGCCGTTGGACGGCCGTACACCGGCCAGCCATAGCTGATCCATGAGCTGGCTGGCGGATTCGTGGGTCAAGGCCAAGAGTGGAACAACCTCATCAATCGGCACGACCGTGCCCACCTCTTTTGTCTCCCAGACCGCTTTCTTGACGGGGACGGCGAATCCCCCCATGTTTGCGTCTATGAAGCCGTATAACTTGTACCCTCCCAAGTACGGCTCGCTTATCACATCCCACTTAATGTTATTAACTGTTTCAAGTTCCATTCCACCCTTCATCGTCCACCTCCACTGCCCACATTCAGCAACCGTTCAACCGCTCGCAGCACCTTGCCGCGCCAACCTCTGCGCCTCATCTGTATCGGGCCGTCTTTCGTCACATAGCGGGTGAAGTCGTTGTAAGCAAAGACGCTCCGAGCCACCGGCCGGACAGATAAATGCAAGCGTACACCATCCGCAAAACGGCCGTAGAACTCAGGAACCCGTTCCCGCTCTTCGTCGAACTGGATCGTGTACGTACGGCCGTTCCAGATCGCGCCGCTGTCTACGAACGCCCTGCGCAGGGCGTTCATCTTCGCATCCTGAATTATCGCCTTCGCTATCTTCCCTTCCGGGTCATGTTCGCGGGGCGGGAGGGCGAACACGGCGCTCAGCGTTTCCCCATCCGGCCGCATGGGTAGCGCCCGCGCCGTCACCTCCCTGTCAATCCGCAACGTCCTGTCAACTTCCAACTCAGTCATCATTCAGTCCTTCGGCTCCCCAGCTTCCAGACAACAAACCCTATTCCTCCACCCGCTCAACCTTCGGCTGCTTGCCGGGTGTCAGGCGCAGCAGCAGGGCGCTTGTGCCGTCCCGCTGCGCCTCATTGTTTAACATAGCCAGATAGTACGCGGCCCTAATCTGCCACGGCGCAAGCCGTGACATGGACCGCGCCGCTGCCAATGCCTCTTCTTCACGCTTTATCAGCGCCTCTCTGTCAGATTGCATGAACAACCCTCCCTAGCCTTCCTCTTTGAGATCGCACAGGCATTTATAGCCCTTGCATTTCAGCCCGTACCCTTGCGGCAGTTTGTCCTGCGACCACAACCGCCGCCATAGGCTGGCCTTCATCGTCGTGCCGTCGAACGCAAGGCAGTCGCCGCATGGTTCCTCTGTCGGCCCGCGTCGCCACGTCAACTCCGGATCGTCCCGTCGCCACACACGGCCGCCGATAATCGCCGCGCTGGCCGTGCCGACCCAGAGCGCCGTGCGGTTGCTGAGGCTGGCCGGTTCGCCGTCCGCGTCCTCGTCCCGATACACACCGCCATAACGGCCGTTGTAGATGTCAGCCGCGAGACCGGGCGCACTGTCCCGCGCGGCCGCGACGTAGTAATCCACCGCGTCAAGTTCGCCGTCCGTCAGCACCCCGTCCGTAATCAGGGAGCCGAGGATGAACGCGGCGGTGAGATTGTTGGCGCTCAGAATTTGCAGGCGGTTGATGAACTCCTCTTCCTCAATCTCCCCGTCCCGCGCCTGATTTGCCAGCTCATACAGCTCACGGCCGTACCTATCCAGCAAGTCACGCTCCTGTCGCCTGCTCTTGTGCTCACGCAGCCCGCGCTCGATTTGCGCGTCCTTACGGCCGTCGTCATCCGGTGACGGCAGCAGCAGCGGGCCGTTGGCCGCGTCCGCAACGCGCGTGAACGTCGGCGGCGCGGTGGAGGCCAGCACCTGGTAAGGCAACAGCTTAGGCTCACTGCCGCCGGGCAGCAGACGGCCGTTTGTCGCGGCCACCATCTGGAAGTAGTTCATCGCGCCCAGTGCCTTGTCCGGATGCTCGTTGTAACCGGCCTTGGCGCGCAGCTCGTTCAGCGTCGTCGCCCCGGCCACGAACAGCTTCTGTTCCCGCTCGATGATCGCGTCCAGATTCTCTTGCAGCGCCGACACACTCGATATATCCCAGTACAGGCGCGTCTTCTCGTCGAGAATGTCCAGTTGGTTCTCGAATTCAGGCAGCAGGTGGATCGTGAAGAAAGAGCGCCAACCCTTGAGCTTGGCGCTCATGGTTGTTGACCAAAACCACTCCCACGCCCCGCCCAGATTGCTGTACGTGGCCCGTTCCATGCCGGTATAGGCGTAGACGATGAGGGGAGGCACGCCGAACGCCATACAGATACGCGCTTCGTCAAAGCCGCGCAGCGTCTGGCTGTCCAGTTCGTTCAGTGACGCGCCCATGCGCTGGTAGTCCGCGTTCTCGTCCAGCACGGCCACGTCATGCTGGTTGCCGAACTGACGGCCGTAGTTGCCGCGCCACTGCGCTTTGAGCTTGTCCGCTTCCTCCTGGTCAATCGTGCGCCCCGTGATCTTCAACAGACCGGAAGGCACACCGGCATTGTTGAAGAAGCTGCGCACGTAGTCGGACTGCGCCAGATCACTGTCCACATGCCGCATGGCTGAGGCCAGCGCGGGCAAACGGCCGCCCAAAGCCACGTCGTCGCGCACAAGCATGTTTTCCGGCTTGATGTCCTTCTCGAACATGCCGTCCTGAAAGTGGTAGTGCGTTAATTCCCGCTCCCCGCTGCGCAACGTGCGATACACCGGCGTGACGTTGCCCGGTTGCAGCGGCCACAACTCCACCGGCAGCACGCGCGACCGCACAATTTCGGCGTAAAAAACACCGGTCGCCTGCATGCTTGTCTCGGCAAAGCTCAGGAATGCAACCTCATCCATCTCCGGATTCGGCTGCATGAGCAGGCGCTTGAACGGGTGCCCGATCACCTCCTGCCACTCGTCGCCCTTGCCGCGCTCCTGTACGATGAGACGCGGATCGGTAATCGTGTCGGCAAGAATGTCCACACAGGCGCGGACAAGCTGGTTGTCGCGGTAGGCGGCGATGAGCGCGGCCGTGTCCGTAGGCGGCGCAACAGAGAGACGCTGTACGCCTGTTGCCCGCAAGGCCAGCGCCTTCACCTGCGACGGCCGGAAAAAGTCCTTGATTGATTGTGTTACTCCCATGATGTTTCTGGCTCCCTAGAAATAGACCCCCTTGGACACCCCGCGCAAATCCGCCCAATCCCAGAACGCCGCGTCCGTTAAATCGTGCGGCGGCGTGAGCGGGAATCGTTTCAGCGACTGCTCAAGCACGTGATGTGTACCGACGACATGCACCACACGGCCGCGCTCGTAATCGGCCAGCATGCGCGTGTTGCGCTCTACCTTGCTGCCATGTCCCGCGCCCGCTTTGGCCTGCCTGAATTTCGGCATCAGCAAGTCCCCCCGAACCAACTGCGCCGCATACGGCCGTATCCGGCCAACCTTCGTCTCATCCAGCGCAGCCAGTACCGCTTGCGCCGCCTTGAAATCTTCCACATCCTGCTCTGTCGCCTCCGGCGCGTCCTTGCGCGCCCGCGCCGTGTCGAATGCGAACACGGCCGTGGCCGCCTCGTTCATCTCGCGCCACACTTCCCGATACACCGACTTCCACGTATCGCCGCCTTGATCCGTCTCAATGCCCACGACGTTGAAGCCCAACTCAAACGCTTTCAGGATCGCCCGCCAGATGGAATCGTTCGGCGACGTGACCTGCTCCCACGCGAACAGGCGGTAGATAATGCCCTCGCTGTCGATGCCTGACGCTGAAATAGCGTGACTGTCAGACTTGTTTGTGCTCGTCACGGCCGGATCAACCCACACGCCGCCTGCTACCAGATCGGGCACGTCCTCGCGCTTGACCTGCCTGAAAACAATGTGATCCCAGATGCCGCCGAGCTTGGCCTGTACCTCGTGCTGCGCCTCTTGCAGGAACGCCGTCAGCCCCCATTCATTGATCTGCGCCTCGCACGTCGGCAAGTCCTGCCCGTCCCACGTCGGCTCCCCGCCGATGATCGTGTACCCGCCTTCCGGCTTTTCCTCGTAGGCCAGCCCGGCCACGGCCGGATGTGGGCCGGAGATGTGCGCGTCAAACAGGAAACCGGCCGTCTTGTTGACCAGACGCGAGAAGATGGAATCGGGATGGATAAGGTTCTGCACCATCATCACCGCCAGATCGTTGGAACCGGCCGGCAGCAGCGACGTGGTGATGATCTCGATCTTCTTGTCCGTGGACCGCGCCGTGTCGTGCTTGGCGTCGATGTCGTCAAAGATCATGACATCCGGCCGGTTCTCTTTCACCTTCGCGCCGCGCCGCGCCGTGTCCAGCCCGATAGCGTCAATGGTCAAGCCGGAAGCCGTGCGCAGCCGTGAGCGCCGCCAACCCTTGCTGTGCCCGTATTTGGACACGTCCCGCTGCGCCAATGACGGCCGTCGCTTCTCGATAATCGCGCCTTCCAGCATTTCGCCGATGGTCTCGACGTGCTTGTCCGCGCTCTCCTGCGTTTCGCCGACGTACCAGATGTACTTGCGCACGCCACGCGCGCCGATGGCGACACAGGCCATTTCCGCCGATGAGCTTTTTCCGCCCCCACGCGCCCACACCGCCACAAACGGCCGTGGGCGCACGCCTTCTTCAATGCCCCAAATCCATTCCCAGAACTCGACATGGTGATCGGCGAAGGGCTTGTCAGCGATGGCGGGAAAGTACGCTTCCAGCCATTCGTACCATTCCATGTCCCGCTCTTGCGCGTCGATGGTGTCATCGCCGATACCCAGCGTTAACAGATCGACCATGCGCTTGACGGCCGTGGTCGGCGCTGGCTCCGGCCGGAAGTCGAACGGGTAGTTAACCAGGTCGGCCGTAAACGGCGATGAGATCGGCTTGGATAGCCCGCTTCTCGTCATTGTTGCTGACATGCTTGTTGATCGAATCCATCAGGAAATGAGCGACCATCATCGCCTGCTCTACCGATACAAATTCCTGCGCCTCTACCATGCGCTTGCGTTCGCTCTCCACTACCTTGCGCCGCTGCTCGATCACCTCCTGAATTTCCAGCCACACGGCCGTGTCATTCGGCGCGCCGTTGATGAGCGCCTCGATCTCGTTTGCCGTCTCCTGCTGCTTCTCCTTCTTGCCTTCACGCGCGGCCGTCATGAGTTCGCCCCACAGCTTGCCCAGCTTCTGCCACAGCGCGTCCCGCTGGCTCATGTCCGTAAGCTGGCCCAGCAGTTCTTGCAGCCGCGTGCCCAGCAGCGCGATCTCTTCCCGCTGTTCCAGCATCTTCTCGTCGGCAAGAGCGATGGTGTAGCGTTCGGAGAGGCGGGCGGGCATGTATTTGGAGTAACGGCCGTCTTTGTACTGTGGGAGCTGCGGCCCCTTGAGCGACTTGCCGCCATGCATGCGACAACGGCCGTTGGACATGGGCGGGTTCTTGCAGGGGTGCCCGGCGCGCGTTTTCGCCCCACACGTTGGCCCGCTCAGTGCACGGGGTTTTCTCTGTGCATGAGCATCTGTCGTGGCAAGTTGGCTGCTTTGGGCGCTCACTCAGACCACCCATAGCCACAGTTCGGGCAAACAATCTCGCGCTCGGTGTAGGGCGCTTGCAGGTTCGTCTCCACGGCCGTGACATCCGGTATGGCCCGCTCTTCCTCTTCGCTCCACGCGCGGTCTGTCAACGTTGACAATTTGTCATCAGCCGCGCCCGCGTCGTAATGCACGGGATCACGGGCGTCAGCAGGCAGCGGCACCTCAATTTCCCAGTCATGAAAAAGGCCGGATAAATCCAGCCCCGCGCCTATGTCCTCTTGCACCACCGCAAAATCCAGATTGATGTTCAGGTCAGGGACGCGGTTATCGGCATAGGCCAGCTTGCGCGCCTTGCCCGCGTCTTCGGACAAATCCAAATCCTCGCGCATATGTA